AAGTTTGTAGGTCGTGTACAGGATCAGAAGATCCACGAACTAAAGATTGCCGAAGACTTCAAAGACTTCCTTGGTGAGAATGTGAGTGACAACCTACAGGTTGACGATACTGCTACACTTGTAAATGAATATGTTGACGCAGTAAGCACAGACCTTGATAAAGATCGAATCAAGTTAGAAATATCTACACTCATGACCGAAGCACAGAATATGGAAATCATGTGAAGTCTAACTTTGATGTACGTCCAATTAGTAAGGGGATGGCAAAGTCTATTATAGAAGAACACCATTACCTTGGAAAAATATATGATGAGCATGATGCTGTTATACGTGATTACAAATACTATGGGTTGTTTAATGGTGATGATCTGATTGGTGCTGTACAATATACATCTTATTGTCAAAAAAGGTGTGGTGAAGAATGGTGTAGGTTTTACTATGGATGCAAAGATTCCGACTATTCTAATTACTATGAGTTATCAAGACTTGCCGTAGACAGTGAAGAGTATAACATCACTTCGTGGTTTGTGTCCCGTACCATGAAGATGACTGGAGCAGACTACATCTGTACATCTGTTGATAGTAGAATGCATGACGGGACTATTTACGTAGCATGTAATATGAACTTTCATGGATCGATGACCCAAAGAGCAAACGGATATATGGACATACCATTTAATGTGTTCTCTAAGATATATCGAAAAGACATAAAACAGGACTGGGAAATAAAGGACTTGACAAATACTAATTAGTATAGTATAATAGGCATATGATAAAATTTCAGAAACTTAGATACAAAAACTTTCTATCGTCTGGTAATGCATTTACCAACATAGATTTTGACGCATCTCCAACCACTCTGGTTGTAGGTCAAAACGGTGCAGGTAAGTCCACTATGTTGGACGCACTGTCGTTTGCTCTATTTGGCAAACCACACCGTAAGATCTCTAAACCACAGTTGGTCAATACAATCAATGCCAAAGGCACAGAAGTAGAAGTAGAGTTTGCTATTGGTAAGCAAGAGTATAAGATTGTACGTGGGATTAAACCTAACAAGTTTGAGATATGGGTTGGTGGCAACATGATGAACCAAGCATCCCATGCCAAAGAGTATCAGCAGATGCTTGAGAAGAACATACTCAAGTTGACTCACAAATCGTTTCACCAGATTGTTGTTTTGGGATCAAGTTCATTCGTTCCTTTCATGCAGTTATCTGGGGGTGCAAGACGTGAGGTGATTGAGGATCTACTCGACATCAATATATTCTCTAAGATGAACGGCATCCTAAAGGAGAAGATGTCAATACTCAAGGGTGAAATGCAATCCAACAGTCACCAGATAGAACTGGTCAAGACTAAGATTAACTCACAGAAGAAGTATCTTCGTGATTTATCTGCCGTCAATGCAACATACCGTAAGGACAAAGAGACAGAGATAGAAGTACTACAGGCAGAGGTGGAGACTTTACAAGCACGTAATACAAAACTATCTGATGATATTACATCCAAAGAACCACCATTGACTAAACAGATTACAGATCTAAGTAAGAAGTCAAAGGATCTAAACGAATACCTATCTACCTTTAAAGCACAGGCAAAGGTTGTAGTTAAGGAGGCAAAGTTCTTCGAAGAGAACGAGACGTGTCCGTCATGTGACCAAGATATAGATGAGACTATTCGTAAAGATAAAGTGGCAAAAGCAAAAGCACGTGCCAAAGATCTTAACGATGCTATGTCCAAAGCAAAGGTCAAGAATGATGAGTATGAATCAATACAAGAATCACTGACTGCAATGGCAGAAGCAATACGTAACTGGCAGAACGAGGTTAACAATAACAACAGCACTATCACCCGCACATACAAGCAGGTAGATAGAATACGTAAAGAGATTGACGGTCTATCAGATAACACTGGTGATCTTAAACAAGCAAACGATAGTCTCGAAACGTTGTCCAATGAACTGCACACGACACAAGATGCCAAGTACAAACTTAATGAGCAGTACTCATACAATCAAGTGGCAAGTGAGTTGCTACGTGATACTGGTATCAAGACCAAAATTATTAAACAGTACATACCTGTCATCAATCAGTTGACTAACCAGTACTTACAGATATTAGATTTCTTCGTCCACTTTGATCTGGATGAGAGTTTCCAAGAGACCATACGTTCACGTTTCCGTGACAACTTCTCTTATGATTCTTTCTCTGAAGGTGAGAAACAACGTATCGATTTGTCCCTACTATTTACGTGGAGACAGATTGCTAAGATGAAGAATAGTGTGGCAACCAACTTACTCATACTTGATGAAACTTTTGATTCATCTCTGGATGATGATGGGGTTGACAATCTAATGAAGATCCTGTATAGTTTGGGAGAAGAGACCAACGTGTTTGTTATCTCACACAAAGCAGAATTGGAAGACGCACAGTTCCAACGCAAGTTAGAATTTGTGAAGGAGAAAAACTTCTCCAAATTAAAAGTAGCATAGGGGTTGACATGTCGATTCCTTTGTGTTACAATGACCGTATATTAACTAAAACTAGAGAGATTTATTATGGAATTATCTGATCGTACTCTTGGAGTACTAAAAAACTTTGCAAACATTAATAGTAATATTGTGTTCCGTGAAGGCAACGAACTGAAGACCATCTCAATGGCAAAGAACATCCTTGCGAAAGCATCACTGGATGAGTCTATACCCAATGAGTTTGGTATTTATGACTTACATGAATTTTTGAACATCATGGGATTGGTAGACAACCCATCTCTGAAGTTCGAAGACAAGCACGTGGTGATCTCTGATTCCACGGGTTTACGTGGTAATAAGTACTTCTTCTCTGACATCGATATGTTATCGTCCCCTACAAAGGATGTTATCATGCCAGAACCAGAAGTGCAGTTTACCTTAGATACTGATACACTAAGTAGATTGAAACGTGCAAGTGCAGTCCTTGGTCATGATCTTATTTCGATTACCCCAAACGGTAAGAGTGGTGGATCTGTCAAGTTAACTGTAATTGACAAAGACGATGCAACGTCTAATAGTTTCTTCACTTTTGTAGAAGGAGTTTATGATGAAGGAGTTGATTTCAACTTTGTAATAAACGTTAACAACCTAAAGATAGTCAATGAAGACTTCATGGTGGGGGTATCTTCTAAGAGGATCTCACACTTTGCAAGTAAGCAATCGTCTATTGAATATTTTATCGCACTTGAAGCATCAACTTATGGAGAATAACATGGCAAAACAAGAAGCAAAAACAGAAGCACCACAGGTAGACGAACGTCTGGCAGTGTTGCAGGATCTCGCAAACCGTGTAGCACGTTCTACTGTAGCAGTAATTGATACAGTTGTACAACGTGGTGGTTTTAAAGGAGAAGAACTTTCTACTATTGGGCAGTTGCGTGACCAATCTATCGAGTGTATTCAACTCGTGGAGCAGTTACAAAACGATCAGCAATAGTTGTGAGTAAGCAATTTCTGACAGGAAAATTGCACGGGGTTTCCGTAACCCGAACTGAGTTAGATTATGATGGTAGCATTGCTATTGATATTGGTCTACTAAAAGCGGCAGGTATAAAAGAGTATGAACATATTTTTGTATACAATGTCACTAACGGTGAACGGTGGGAAACCTATGCCATTCTCGCAGAAGAAGATTCTGGCATCATCTCCGTCAATGGAGCAGGTGCAAGAAAGGCAGAGGTAGGTGATAACCTCATCATCTGTGTATATGAAAATATACCAGACGATTGGGTAGTAATGCCTAAACTGGTGTATGTAACAGCAGATAATACTATCTGTCGTATTGGTAACACAATACCTACACAAACACATTGACAAAACGTTTCTTATGCTGTACAATGTATAGTATAAGAAACACTTTTTAATTATGGAGTATCTATGCGAGATGAATTTCTCTGGGTCGAAAAGTATCGTCCCCAAAAAATATCCGAGACTATCCTACCCGATAATCTCAAGAACACATTTCAAGCAGTAGTTGACGGTAAAGAGTTACCGAACATGCTACTCTCTGGTACCGCAGGTACTGGTAAAACTACAATCGCACGTGCCATGTGCGAACAACTGGGTCTTGACTATATAGTCATCAACGGTTCTGAAGAGGGTAACATTGATACTCTCCGTGGCAAGATCAAACAGTTTGCTTCGTCCGTCTCCCTCTCTGGCGGTTATAAGGTCGTAATCCTTGACGAAGCAGACTACCTTAATCCCCAATCAACTCAACCCGCACTGCGTGGTTTCATCGAAGAGTTCAGTAAGAACTGTCGGTTTATTCTGACATGTAACTTCAAGAACAAAGTGATCGAACCCCTACACTCTCGTTGTTCTAATTACGAGTTTAACTTCTCTAAGAAAGTTATGGCAGGATTGTGTGGACAGTTCATGACCCGTGCGGATGAGATACTGAAGGGTGAGGGTGTCGAGTATAATAAAGATACTCTTGCACAGTTGATTATGAAACATGCTCCCGACTGGAGACGTGTACTTAATGAGTTGCAACGTCATTCTATTGGTGGTACATTGAATCTTAGATGTATCATAAGTGATATAAATGATAACTATAGTGCCCTTTTCCGATCATTAAAGATCAAAGATTTTAAGAAGATGCGTGGATGGGTAGTAGAGAATATGGACATGGAACCCGCATCAATATTTCGTGGCATCTATGATGGCATGTATGAATACGTGGCACCCGCCAGTATTCCCCAACTTGTGTTGATTCTCGCAGACTATCAATACAAAAATGCGTTCGTGGCAGATCACGAACTTAACTTAGTTGCCTGTATGACTGAGATCATGGCAAACGTGGAGATTAAATAATGAGACAGACAGATATGTTTCCATCATCTGCTTTAGAAGAACTGATTAGTAAGGTTGAGCAATGGCACCAAGATCGTAACTTGATAGAGGGTGCTACTGATAAAGATCAAGTATGTAAGTTGATCCAAGAAGTCGGTGAGTTATCTGATAACGTATGTAAAGAACGTGACGTGGCAGATGATATCGGTGACATCATGGTGGTGTTAATTAACATTGCTAAACGTAATGGGTTACCTCTGGCACATTGCCTCGCAGTTGCCTATGCTGATATTAAAGATCGTAAAGGAAAAATGGTAGATGGTATTTTCATTAAAGAGGAATAAACCTACCAAATGGGATTTCGCACACATGAGAACGGCAATGAACTATGCCTATCTTTCTCATGCCCAAAGACTCAAGGTTGGTTGTGTCATTGTAAAAGACCATAGGATTATATCTATTGGTTACAATGGACAACCCGCAGGTTGGGACAACAAGTGCGAACATTTTGATGAGAAGAAAAATGATCTGGTAACATATGATACAGTAATTCATGCTGAATCTAATGCAATCACAAAGGTTGCAATGTCCTCGGAATCATGCTATAATGCTACCATATATACTACTACAGCACCCTGTTTAGATTGTGCTAAACTAATCTATCAGAGTGGTATAAGTAAAGTATATTATAAAACTAAACATTTGAGATGCGATGATGGTATCGTATTTCTACAAAAATCTGGTATAAATGTGATACAATTATGACTACTAAGAATATGAACGGCAGTATTGAGATTGGGCGAGAGGATAATATCCTATACTTTCCTAATAATATTGATGTGCGTATGTGTCCCAAGAATGGAATGTCTACTCTAAAGGAAGCATACCGAAGGGTCTGTGGTCATCGTTTGGCTGAACCCCTTACCGAAAGGATCATAAACGTATCAAAGAAATGTGATATGTTCGACATACCTTTCCGCAAGGGTTCTTATCGTATTGCAGTAAGGCGTGATCCGATTGATAGGTTCAAGTCTGCGTGTGAGTTTATCATGGACTCACGAGCATACTATATCAAGATGGGTAAGTTTCTTCCCGATATTGCTTTAGAGTTAGATCAAGTGATTGATGATCTAGAACAAGGTAAGTATAGAGACAACCACTTCTATACTCAAACCTACTATATGGGACTACCTCAAGATTATGATATGGTCTATCATATTGACGAGTTACCCAATTTACTTGCATTCCTACAAGATGCAACTGAGACTGACAGAGACGACTTAATAAGTCTACATGAGAACAAGACCAAATTGAAGTTATACAACGGTGCGATTGACCCCGAACATATGACTAAACTTCGTAATTTTTATTTAAAGGACTACATCAATGGTTGGTGCAAACAAGACGACTTTATCCCCTTTTGATTTCCTCAAGAGTATCAATGATACTAAGAAGAATATCATGGAGTTACCCGAACACGAAAAGATGTATGTACCATTTGTTACAAACAGAAGTCTTTCTTACTTCCCCGATACTGTTGCAATCGCAAATGAGATGAATCGGTATCACCACCTTGATGCTAAGTTACAATATCATTTTCTTATAAATATAGTTAGGAAACGAAAACGTTTCTCTAAATGGATTAAATCTGATTTGGAAAATAATATTGAGAAAGTGAAAGAGTATTATGGTTACAGCATGGATAAAGCACGCCAAGTTATGCCACTACTCTCCACTGATCAACTTAACATAATAATTAATAAGGTGGATAAAGGTGGAAGAAAATAATATCGTGGAATGGAATTCGGGGTTGATGCTTGAGGTTACTCTCGCAGAACCAGATGACTTCCTCAAAGTAAAAGAAACATTAACTCGTATTGGTATTGCCAGTAGACGTGACAACAAACTATTTCAGTCTTGTCATATTCTACACAAGCAAGGTCGATACTTCATTGTACACTTCAAAGAACTCTTCATGTTAGACGGTAAGAAGTCTAATCTCGAAGACGGTGATGTACAACGTAGGAACACAATCGCAACACTACTACAAGACTGGGGACTCGTGGAGATCCAGAATAAAGAAGTTGCAAAAGAGTGTGCACCTATGAGGACTATCAAGATCATTGGTTTCAAAGATAAAGATCAATGGGAACTATGTCCTAAATATAATATAGGTAATAAATGAGTCAGTGGATATTTGAAAAGTTAGCACCTTATGCTATTAAGTTTAGAGAATGGTCTAAGAATAAACTCTGGGTAAAGGTTCCGTTATGGATCCTTATTGCATGGATGTTAGGTGTCTTTAATCCTTATTGGTGTGTCTATCCTGTTTGTTGGGTTCAGTAAATATGTTTGGTATATTTGATAATAAAGATGAAGAGATATCAGAGAAGAAACCTTTCTTTGGTAAACTCCCCCTTGAGGTAAAAGATGTATATGACTGGAATAAGCATATAGATTTACTCAACACTCATCCCGATGAGTTGGTTGATTCCAACAGTAAAAAATTTAGGATAGGTCTTAACTGTTTTCATAATAGACCGTCTGCTCCACAGTTTGCTCGTGATATCGAGCAAGAGATGCAGGATGTATTTTCCCTGCACGGAAACAAAATTACAAACATTGCCTTTACTGGCATTGGAAAGAATTCTGACTCTTACCCTTGGCATTGTGATACCATGGACGTGTTTTTAGTACAAGTTCTGGCATCCGTTGAAATGCGAGTGGAAGGTCATAATAACGATGAACCATTCTGGTTCAATCCAGGCGACTATGTATGGTTGCCTCGTGGGACTCACCATCAAGTGATACCCCACGACAGTCGGGTCAGTTTTTCCTTCGGGGTCGAAGGGGATCCAGATCCAAGTATTTATTTTTAAATTAGTTTGTTTTTAAGATTCTAATTTGTATAAATACAGTCGGATATGCCGAATAGGTCGGGTATCCATTTAACTTGCTATTTAATAGGAGAAAACTATGACTAAAACTTTATTTCCACCACAAACTTTTGTAGGTTTTGAACATCTACTAAACGAACTGGACTTCATCGGTAGGAGTTCTCACGACAACTACCCACCCCATAATATAGTAAAGGTCGCAGAGGGAGAATTCCTCATCGAACTTGCTGTGTCTGGGTTTACGAAGGACGAAATAGAAATTGAACAGAAAGAAAGAACCTTGTCGGTTTCTGGAAAACATGAGAAACGTGATAGGGAATATGTCCATCAAGGAATCTCACAAAAACAGTTCAAACGACAATTCCGACTATCCGAGTACGTAGAAGTAAACGGTGCTTCACATGTCGATGGCATCCTGTCAGTCAGTCTGAAGGTTGTCGTGCCAGATGAGAAGCGACCACGAAAAATAAGTATTTCATAAATTTTCGTGGAGGAAAATCATGAACCCAAGCAAAACTGTAAAACGCTTCAGTCGAAGTGAGTCAGTTGGGAGTGTGATGTTACTAGTTGTTACTATGTTTACCATGGCAATTGCTATAGCACCACTGGTCTAATTGACAAGTTTAGAGGGATGCAAGTCCCTCTAATCTATAGGATATATAATGAGTATGATTGCTTATCAAATTATAATAAAAGACGATCCAGTCTCTGAAGAATACGCACAGTTATCTCGTGAATCCTTCAAACCTTTAACAGACGCAGGTATCCTTGAGATACGTACGTTCGATGCTATAACACCAGACTCCCCCGAATTCGAAGAACATAAGAACAGATACGTCTGGGAAAAGTCTTTGATGAAAGGAGATTCAAAAATCTTTGGTGGTAAAGACATCCCCATGCATTCTCTAACAGAGATGGCAGGTATGTGTTCTCACTGGGAACTTATGCGTATGCAATCCGAGACGGATGAGATGTTCCTTGTACTCGAACACGACACTTGGTATAATGGTGGTGACATCGAATACTTCAAGAAACTTATTGAGATGGATGTCCTGTATTTAAACATTGGATTGTTTATGGGGTGTTATGGATTTGAAAAACAGACCGCCCAATATCAATATGAGTTGTTATCAGAACGAGACTTCCCAATCAACTGTGGGCCCTACTGTGTTCTCAATAGATTGTTTCAGACATATACTACAAGATATCTACAACTCGAAGAAATAAAGTATAGGGGAAGGGAAGTAACTGCGGTACATCCGTGGCACCATTGTGACACTCTACATCTTGGTTGGGATGTACGAAAACCATTCAATGAATATGATCCATATAGAGAAAAGAATGAATGGTATACACCAACAACCCAAGTAATGTCAAAACAATTGAAGGTGACTCAAAACCATCATTCATATAGTGATGAGCAACAAAATGAACCTTGGACGAGACATAAATTATTTCATATTGTCCCTTGACATTTACTGTCTAACCTGTTATAATGGTCACCATGAAAGATAATATTATAGATTACTGTAACAATCCATACAAAGTTCCTATGTTCACTCATAAGGAATGGCAGGACATACGTGCACGTAATACACATCCAGATGATCAACATACTGGATCAGTTTGGTTTATGGAGCAGGTGAAGGATTATGTCAATAATCACAAACCCCCATTACCTATCAAGAGACCGACTATAAATGAGATGTCGGACTCATTCAATAAACTATTAAACAGTAACAGCAAGTCCAATCTCAAGAAGAATCTGGATCCTACTACTGTACGTAATAAGTTTGATGAGAAGGTAGAAGTTAAGTATGCTATGTCATGCGGTCATAACTTCAATGATGTGAGTAATCATTTCCACTGTGATAATCGTTACACTTGTGGTCATGCTACCGCCGCATCATCTCAATATGCATGGGACAATCCATACTCTTCAAGATTTCATTCTATGATGTTGTATCTGTTCCGTGAGTTCAAAGGAGAAACCTCTCCGATTGATGAGCAAAAGTATCGTGCTATGTTCAGACTCTCTGGATATGTTGCTACACAGTTCAAACCATCTGTTGCTAAAACTATATACGAGACCGAAGGTGCGAGGAAAGTAATCGACATCTCTTGTGGATGGGGTGACAGACTTGCGGGTTTCTATACATCTAATAATACCTCAGAGTATCTTGGATGTGATCCCAACACCGAATCATATGAGTTATACAAGAAGCAGTGTGTTGCATACGAAGAGTTATTGCAGTCACCATTGTTTCCTGTAGAAACTACCTTCACCGATCATGGTGATTGGTTCGAGGTGACTGGATCTAAGAGGGTACGCATATATAACAAACCTGCCGAAGATATGGACTGGGATAATATATGTGACGGTCAATATGATCTAATGTTTACTTCACCCCCTTATTTTGGAATCGAGAAGTATGCAGAAGGATCTGCATCCGAAGACGATCAGTCTTGGAAAAGATACAACCAGTACGACCAGTGGAGAGACACATTCTTCTATCCTGTTATGGATGCTATGAAGAAGCACTGCAAGAAAGTTATGATTAATATTGTTGACCCTGTGGTTAATGGTAAACGTAATTATATTGAGAAAGATATCATAGACCGATATGGCATAGACTATGTTGTAGGTATGATGATATCCAAGAGACCAAATTCAAGTGACATGTCAGATCACTACAGAGTAGAGGACGATAAGAAGTTAAACTTTATCGAACCAATATACGTAATAAAACCTTGACATTGCCCCACCTATTTGTTATAATGAAACATTATTGAAGGATTACTTATGGATTTTTACACCAACGTTTCTCGTTATGGAAACAACCTACTGGTACGTGGATACCAGAACGGGCAACCTGCCCAACGCAAAGTTCCGTTTGAACCTACCCTATTCATCCCATCTAAAGTTGGTGGATCCTCTATGTCATGGTCTACTCTGGATGGCAACAAGGTAGAAGCAATCCCCTTCGAGAACATGAAGGAGGCAACCGACTTCTACAAAAGATACGAACATGTGAGCAACATGTCTATCTACGGTAACACCAACTACATTGCACAGTACATCCAAGAGCAATACCCCAATGACATCAAGTTCGACAGATCTCTGATCCGTGTAAACAATCTTGATATTGAGGTTGAGTCAGAGGACGGATTCCCCGAACCAGACAAAGCAGAGTATCCTGTCATTAGTATTTGTCTACGACAGAACGATGGCATCTACCGTGTCTGGGGTCTGGAGCACTACGAGAATTCTCGTGACGATGTATTGTTTGTGCAGTGTGATTCTGAGCATGACCTACTATCTAAATTCCTTGAGCACTGGAGACATCACTCTCCAGATGTAATCACTGGTTGGAACGTACGGTTCTTCGATATGCCATACCTAATCAACAGGACTCTCAAGATCCTTGGTGACCAACGTGTCAAGCAATGGTCTCCGTGGGGCAACGTCAAAGAACGCACTCTACTTATGAATGGTAAGCAGAACCAGTTCTATAACATCGAAGGCATCGAGGTACTTGACTACCTTGAAGTCTACAAGAAGTTTACCTACAACCTACAAGCATCCTACAGACTGGATCACATTGCCCACGTAGAACTTGGTGAGAACAAACTCTCGTATGAAGAGCATGGCAACCTGTTCACTCTGTACAAGGAAGACTACCAGAAGTTTATTGACTACAACATCAAGGACGTGGAGTTGGTTCACAAGATCGATGAGAAGTTAGATCTAATTACTCTGGTGCTTACCATGGCATACCGTGGTGGTGTGAACTATACCGACACTCTGGGTACGACTGCTATCTGGGATGCTATCATCTACCGTTTGCTATGTAAGCAGAAGGTTGCGGTACCACCCAAGGTAGAGAAACCCAAGACTCCATATCCAGGCGGTTACGTTAAAGAACCACAGGTTGGATCTCATGACTGGGTTACCTCGTTCGACTTGAACTCCCTGTATCCTAACATCATTGTACAATACAACATGTCACCCGAAACTGTCATGGACGGGTTCGTTAACAACGTGAGTGTTGATAAGTTTCTTGATGGATCTGCCACTATCAGTGAAGACGGTTACTCTGTCGCACCTACTGGTGTAAGATTCACACACGCACGTGAGGGTGTTATTCCCACGATCATTAAGAAGTATTACTCAGAACGTAGACTTGTGAAGAATGAGATGCTACGTCTGGAGCAAGAGAACCAAAACAATCCTACTAAAGAACTTGAGTACAAGATCACCTCGTTGAACAATCAGCAGATGGCAATCAAGATTCTTATGAACTCCCTCTATGGTGCACTAGGTAACAAGTACTTCCGTTACTTTGATCAACGTGTGGCAGAGAGTATCACCCTTGCGGGTCAGTTGGCAATCAAGTGGGCAGAACGTGCCGTCAATGATGAGATGCAGACAATTCTCAAGACTGACGAAGACTACGTTGTTGCGATTGACACTGACTCCGTTTACATTCGAATGGGTGCACTGGTTGACCAGTTCAACCCCAAAGATCCAGTTAAGTTTCTTGACAAGATCTGTGCAGACCACTTCGAGAAACTTCTGGTAAAGTCATACGATACTATGGCAAAAGTCACTGGTGCATATGATAACCGTATGGAGATGGGACGTGAGGTGATTGCCTCTCGTGGGATCTGGACTGCCAAGAAGAGATACATTCTCAACGTCCACAACAACGAGGGTGTCCAGTACAAAACTCCCAAGTTAAAGATGATGGGTATCGAAGCAATCAAATCCAGTACACCGCAGGTTGTGCGTAATGCATTCAAGGAAACGTTCGGTGTTATCATCAACTCAGATGAGACTGCGACTCAAGCACACATTGCCGACTTCAAGAAAGCATTCAAGAAAATGCCCCCCGAAGATATTTCATTCCCTCGTGGTGTCACCAACATAACCAAGTGGCACAACACCAAGACCGTCTACAGTAAGGGTACCCCGATCCATGTTCGTGGTGCACTCTTGTTTAATAAACAAGTCAAGAAGCAGGGTCTGGGTAAGAGGTTCGAACTGGTCAAGAATGGTGACAAGATTAAATTCTGTTATCTCAAACGACCAAACCCATTACAGGAAAACGTGGTGTCATATCCACTGAACATCCCCAAGGAACTGGGACTACACAAATACATTGACTACGATATGATGTTTACTAAATCCTTCCTCGATCCGATCCAAGTAATTCTGGACGCAGTCGGTTGGGACGCAGAACCCGTAGCATCACTGGAGGACTTTTTTGGATGAGAAAAAGACCACCCATGAAAACTACCAAGAAACAGATTGTGGATTGGTGTGAAAGACATATAGATGAATGTGATTATCCAGTAGATGCCTCAGAGATGGACACACATTGTTTTAGATGTGGTTATGAAAGACCAACTGAACGGGCACATACTGTCCCTTGGTCGAATTATGATTATGATCCCAAGTACGATTCACCACGATACTACAGATTACTTTGTAGTGAATGTCATGCAGAAGCACCCAATGTTATGGAAGAAACTGCAATGGACAAATGGATTATAGAATCGGCAGAAAAATATAATCTTCATAAATTTTATAATACCTACTGGAAACATAGAAATAAAATCGAAGAACTATTCGATAAAACTGGTCAACATGGATTTGAACCAATGAACCAATCAACGAAAGAATGGATTATAGATGAGTTCGTAAAATGGAAAGAAGATAGTCTTGAGAAAGAACTGAAGGAATTAGTCGGATGATTAACTTATGGGGTGAAGAACTGGGTACAGATGAAACCAGACTATGTATTCACTGTAAGAAGAGAAAACCACTCGAAGAAATGGACGTGGATAGACCACACACTGCACCGCAGGGTAAAGGTTACCGCAACGAATGTAAGGCATGTAGAAGACAAATAAGTAAGGACATTACTAGACTGAAGAAAGACTATGCCCACCTAAAACCAACATTAGATGATCACTGTCAAATATGTGAGGAACAGGGTCATGATTTAATGATAGGACGTAGTCAAGGTACCAGTAAAAGAAAATCACCTTGGGTGTTAGATCACTGTCATGTCACTAACAGTTTCCGTGGTTGGATATGTTATGATTGTAATAATGGTTTATCTGGATTTAAGGACAGAAAGGACATCACAGAACGTGCGGTTAAATACCTTGACAAGACCCAATAGATATGATATAATGCCTCTATGAATTATGAATTAACTATATTTAAAAGTCAGTTCGACAACAAGACCCACAAGACAGTATCCCTGCCTACGTGGGGTGAGTTCGTTCAACTGCTGAAAGGTCTGAGTAATCAGAAAGGAGAGAAAGGTGGAGTGGATAGTAGTCCTCTTATTAGTCCTGCTGTTTTCCAAGACGGTGAGACACGTGCTAATAGATCTGTTAGTCATTGGGGTGGTTGGTGTGCTGTTGATGTGGACGATCATGATTTCACTAATGACGTTGGGACTTTAAAGGAGAACCTAAGTGAACAATTTTCTGATTTGGATTTTGTTTGTTACAGTACCGCTGGGTCTCGTGCTGAGTTACTTAAATTCCGTCTGGTCTTCCGACTTGACGAAACTGTTGAACAAGATAGAATCAAATCGTTCTGGTTCGCACTTAACACCGAACTCGGTGAGATTGGTGATCCGCAAACGAAAGACCTTGCTCGTATGTACTACGTTCCTGCACAATATCCAAATGCTCTTGATTTTTTCTTTGCTCATTCTGGTGGTAATGCGATAAACGTATCTGAGTTATGTGCGAAGCATCCATACGTGGAGAAGACAGGTAACTCGTTTCTTGATAGACTTCCACCAGAGATGCAGAAAGCAGTAATCGAACATCGTAAGGAAAGTCTAAATAATACCGACTACACATGGACATCATATCGTGACTGCCCATTCTTCCCTAAACGTATGGGTATGGAATATAGAGCAATCACAGACACAGGTTGGTACTTAAAGATGTATCAAATCATGGTGGCAATAGCAGGTCACGCAGTCGCAAAAGGATACCCGATCACGGCATCTGAAATTGCAACACTGTGTAAGGAGTTTGACTCTGAGACTGGTAACTGGTATGAGAATCGACCAATCCAGACAGAAGCAGATAGAGCATTGGAATATATTTACAGGAACGGATAATGAGAAAATATTTAATAACAGGTGCGGCGGGATTCATTGGATCTCAACTCGCAAGTAAACTACAGGAAGCAGGTGAAGATGTTGTCGGACTCGATAACTATAACGATCATCTATATGACCCATCTCTAAAAGAGGATAGGGTAATTCATTTTGGTCTGGATGTAAGACCAGTAGATCTAAGAGATGAAAGCAAACTTGCACAACTCCTATCAAAAGAGAAACCCACACACATTGTCCACCTCGCTGCATATGCGGGTGTACGTGATTCGTTCGGTAAAGAGAAAGCATATCATTCCAATAATATTGATGGTACACAAAACTTAATTGATCTATGCAAGGTGCATTGTCCAGAAGTACGTATTGTGTATGCATCAACCTCATGTGTATATGCAGGATCTGAATTACCATGGACTGAAGGTAATGAGGGTGGCAAACAATTGAATCCTTATGGATGGTCTAAGTGGACAAACGAATGTCAGTTCACTGCATCTGGTTTGAATGTTACAGGTCTAAGGTTCTTTACAGTATACGGTGAGTGGGGCAGACCAGACATGGCACTGTTCACATTTACTCAAAATATACTTGACGAACTCCCAATAACAGTGTATAATTATGGTAATATGAAACGTGATTTCACTTACGTGCAAGATATCATTAAGGGAATCGAACTCATATTAGAAGAAGATGTTAAGTCTGGAGAGATCTTTAATATTGGACGGGGTCAACAAGTTAACCTCATGGACTTTATTACTGAGATTGAAAAGAACACTGGTAAGAAAGCAATCAAGGATTTGCAACCCAAACATCCTGCGGATACATTAGAGACTTGGAGTAACACTGGTAAATTAGAATCACTGGGTTACCATCCAACTACAAGTATCCCAGAGGGCATTGCAAACTTTTATAAATGGTACAAGGAATATCACGGAGTATAATTATGGCAGATGATTTTGATAAGTTCGTCCCCAAGACAGATGGGGAACCACAACCCGACACAGTAAGTAAAGAGAACCCATTGAAGATGGGTATTGTCGGTCATGGGTTTGTAGGTAAGGCAGTGGAATATGCATTCCATCACCACATGATAGAACACTTCTTAGTTGATCCTAACTATGATACAAACATAGATGACCTTATTAAATGGGATCCATCTATAGTCTTTATATGTGCACCAACACCACAGAATCCTAAGAGTGGATTTGTTGATGCATCTATTGTAGAAGATGCTGTACTGAAACTCATATACAATACGAACGCATTTGTTGTTGTCAAATCAACAGTAACACCAGATATAATCGACAGACTCTATAACTCTGTAGAACCAGAAGATATGGATAGGTTCATTTATAATCCAGAGTTCCTAACTGAGAAGTCTGCATGTGAAGACTTTGTGAATGCTGAACACCATGTGTTCGGTGGCACTGTAAATGCATGTGACGAACTGGCACAACTCTATGACATCTTCTCTCTATGTAAGAGTGACAAGTATTATAAGATGTCTGGATGTGAAGCATCGTTTGTTAAGTATGCCACGAATGCATACCTTGCAACTAAACTCACATTCTTTAATCAGTTGAAAGATCTGGTTGATGGATTTGATTGTAGTTACAATGTGGTCACTCGTGCCATGGGTGCAGATGATCGTATCGGTATCAAACATACAAGAGTCCCAGGCCCAGATAAGAAGAAGGGGTTCGGTGGCGCATGTCTACCCAAAGACACTATGGCACTGCTAAAGTTTTCGGAGTCAAGAGGTAGTGAAAATACTTTCGATTTATTGGAAAAAGTCTTGACAATCAACGGAAAATATCGTATAATGTATGATATAGATGAACGTGAAAAGGTTAATAATATAACATTTGGAGAAAGTGAATAATATGGGTTTAATGGATAAATTGAAAAAGCAGTCTACTGTAAAGGATACTGCAACACTTGCGACAAGCAAGTTCTTTGGTGTAACGGACATGGTACCAACCGATGTCCCTATGGTAAACGTAGCACTGAGTGGAGATGCGGATGGTGGTGTAACGCCAGGATTAACAGTCCTTGCAGGGCCGTCTAAGCATTTCAAAACTTCGTTCGCATTGCTTATGGCAAGTGCGTACTTAAAACAAAAGAAGGACGCAGTAATGTTGTTCTATGATTCTGAGTTTGGTTCACCGCAATCATACTTCGAAACATTCGGTATTGATACTGAACGTGTATTACACACACCAGTAAAAGATGTCGAGCAGTTAAAGATTGACATTGTCGGTCAACTGGAAAACTTAGAAGCATCCGATGATGTTATCATTGTAATCGACTCTGTCGGTAACCTTGCATCTAAGAAAGAACTGGATGATGCACTTGACGGTAAGTCAGTTGCAGATATGTCACGTGCGAAAGCATTCAAATCATTATTCAGAATGGTAACTCCATACTTGAATATGAAGAAGATCCCATTGATTGCTATCAACCATACCTACAAAGAGATCGGTCTATATCCTAAAGACATCGTATCTGGTGGTACTGGTATCATGTATAGTGCTGATAATGTATGGATCATTGGTCGTAGACAGAACAAGACTGGTACTGAGGTTACGGGTTATGACTTTGTAATCAAGGTAGAGAAGTCTCGATTTGCCAAAGAAAATTCTAAGATACCTATTAGTGTATCGTGGGATGGTGGTGTAGAGAAATGGTCTGGTCTACTGGATGTAGGTCTGGCAGGTGGGTATGTTACTAAACCAAGTAATGGTTGGTATCAACGTGCAGGTACTGAGAATAAAGTCCGTAAAGATGTAACCCTAACCGAAGAGTTCTGGGCACCTATCTTTGCTGAGACAGACTTCAAAGAATTTCTGAAGAAACAATACCAGATAGGCTTGCAAAGTGTCGTAGAACTTGATATAATGGTTGAAAATGAAAACACTGGATCTTAACAAACCGTCCGAAGGTCTCGACTATGAGTTGATACCTGTTGAGTATGTCGATAATGAAGCAGCGTGGGATGTTCGCATCCTACGTGGTTCCTTTACCGAGACAGTGATCCGATACGGAACTATCCGTGTCGATGGTGAGAAGGATCACTTATCCTTTGACTTCCGTGTTGTGGAGTCACCAGAGTCTGGACTGAGTTCAGATGATGTGCCACTACAAGAACATGCAGGTGATATCCTGTTTGATATTCTTGAACGTGGAATGGATGAAGGATGGGTATACGGAACTGATAAATCTAAAGATAATGGAGAAGCAATTGGAAATAAAACTGGAACAAACGATTCTGCGGAATCTACTAACGAATGATGCGTACACCCGTAAGGTCGCCGCATTCTTAGCACCCGAATATTTCGAGGGTGTATACAAAGGACTGTTCTCAGAGTTTACTAAGTTCATTGCGAAGTATAACAAACTTCCTACGCAAGAATCATTCAAGATTGAGATCGATGAAGCAGACAGAATGTCTGACGAACACTATCGTCATGCCATGGAGATCCTTCCTAACATCTTTAACTATGAGAAAGAGAACCTTGAATGGTTGATTGATCGTACCGAGAAGTGGTGCCAAGACCGTGCAGTATATAATGCTATCATGGAATCTATTCAAGTCATTGATGGTAAGCACCAGACACTAACCAAGAACGCACTTCCAGATATTCTATCCAAAGCACTGGCAGTTACTTTTGATACAAACATTGGTCACGACTACATTGAGAATGTCGATGATCGTTATGACTTCTATACAACTACTGAGGAAAGACTACCGTTTGACCTTGACCTATTCAACAAGATCACCAAGGGTGGTTTACCTAACAAGACTCTGAACATTGCACTGGCAGGTACAGGTGTTGGTAAGTCTCTCTTTATGTGTCACTGTGCAGGTGCCGCTCTTACTATGGGTAAGAACGTATTGTACATTACTATGGAGATGGCAGAAGAAAGAATCGCAGAACGTATCGATGCTAATCTTCTGAACATACCTATTGATCAGTTAGAGAATATGTCACGTGATATGTTCACAGACAAGGTAGGTCAGATCTCTGCAAAGACCAACGGTAAGTTGATCATTAAAGAATATCCGACTGGGGGTGCAAATGCCTCTCACTTCCGTGCACTACTGAATGAGTTGAAACTCAAGAAGAACTTTGTGCCAGACATGATCTATATTGATTATCTAAACATCTGCTCATCATCTCGTATGAAAGCAATGGGCGGATCAATCAATTCATATACATACATCAAGTCTATTGCAGAAGAACTACGTGGACTCGCAGTTGAGTTTGATGTACCAGTAGTATCTGCAACACAGACTACAAGATCTGGATACAGTAATGATGATGTTGGTTTGGAAGATACTTCTGAATCATTTGGTCTACCTGCTACTGCGGATCTAATGTTTGCCTTGATTTCAAATGAAGAATTGTCAAACAATAGACAGATCCTTGTGAAGCAATTGAAGAATCGATACAATGATCCAGTTGCTAATGGTAGGTTTGTGGTCGGTGTAGATAGATCCAAGATGCGTTTGTATGATGTAGATCAGTCTACTAATCCTATGAATCGTGAAGAAGACAACGGCCCTGCATTCGATAACAGTGCAAGTGGTCAACGGTTAAATCAAGAGAATAGGTTTGGAGACTTTAAACTATGATGACTGTATGGCAACCATGGGAGATGACACTCTTTGTCATGGCACTAATGGGGGTATCTAACTATGTTGGATATTATCTAGGTAAGATTAGGGGCATAGAGATAACTCTAAGGCATATGAATGACGCAGATCTAATGCGTGTAATGAAAGGAGACGATGAGGATGGCAGTAATGACTGATAAATATTTATTGATACGCAATGCCCTTCGCACACCAGACGGCACAATATTACAAAGCCGTCACCGACATGATTATGTCACGCACACTGATACTAATGGCAAGACATATATGCTTGACGGTGGACTAGACTATGTTCGTTGTAGTGCTAATGGTGATGAAGAACACTTGGTCGTTACATTAGAAGATACACACGAAGTTATTCGGGAAGCATGTGATTGGGGAACATACGGTATTAACGGAGATCAACCATTAGCATATATTACATTGTGTGATATGACTACTGATCACATTGAAGCAGTTCTAAAGAATGTGCCGTCAATCAATACAGGGATTAAAATTGCTATGGAGCAGGAGTTAGAATATCGTGTCTAAAAAGAAAGAGAGAATACCTATGAAAGGAGACTATGAGGATGAGTGAAGTAAATCTGGTTGGTGTAACCAAACCAAACGTGGGACATACTAGTGTGTGGGATGCAAATGAATTAGTTGCATATACCGCACGTGTATCTAATCCTGCTAACCAAAGTAATAATGAGACTGCCCCACGGTTGATCAAGTATCTGATTAAACATGGTCATTGGTCACCGTTCGAGATGGTGCATATGACTTTGGAGATCAAGACTACTCGTGATATTAGTAGACAGATCTTACGTCATCGCTCGTTTTCATATCAAGAGTTCTCACAGAGGTATGCTGAGTCAGAAGACTTCGATACCAGAGAAGCACGTATGCAGGATGCCAAGAATAGACAAGCATCTGTTGAGACAGATGATCGAACACTGGCAGAAGACTGGAATATGAAACAACGTGAAGTTATCAATATTGCGAAGAAGAACTATAACTGGGCACTAGATAATGGTATTGCAAAAGAACAAGCACGTGTGCTGTTACCCGAAGGTAATACTGAGACTACATTGTATATGGCAGGATCGTTACGTTCGTGGATTCACTACTGCCAGTTGCGTATGGGTATCGAGACTCAAAAAGAACACAGAGAAGTAGCATTAAAATGTTGGAAACATGTTGGTGTTCACTTCCCAGATGTTGTGGAAGCACTGGAACCTAAACCAAAGGTGCGGGTTGTAGATGATGCGGGTTGTGATGTTGAGACAGGGAAGTTCTTAGGATGAAGTTTACGTGTCCAATCGTCAAAGATAGTGACGGAGAATTGTGTATAGAGTTTTCAGATGAATTGATGGAAACGCTTGACTTTAAGGTGGGAGATGTGTTACAATGGGAACAACTTCCAAATAATGAATGGAAACTTATTAAAATCGGAGAAGAAGATGAGTAAAATGAAAAAAGGTGACATCGTCACCATAATGACAGGTATCGGTGAATATATCGGTAAGTTGAATCAAATTGATGGTGACAATGTAGTTGCCGATAACCCAAGACTAATTGTCCAAGACCCAGAAGGTAATATTGGATTTGGTCGTGGTGTATGTATGTCTGCAAAGGAAAACCCAGAGCAGGTAACATTCTTGGATGTATTATTTGTTGTAGAGACTAATGAGTCATTCCAGAAGTCATACATTGAAGCAACCAGTGGAATTATTATCTAATGTCCGAAGTTACTATACGCAATAAAGAATTGTTGGAGACTCTTAACGGATTCTCTGATAGATTCTTTGCTGAGAAGGATTATAACAATCCAGACGCACACGTGTATAGTAGTGAAGAAGATAAGAGCAACGGTGAATACTTTTGCTCTCAAGAATATCTGGATGAATGTTTATCCAGAGACAAGTTAGTTGGAGTGCCAGATCGACACTTTGCCCAACCCATCTCTAAGATGGTGCGTATAGATCCTAAATGGAAGGATTATATGCAACGGGTGAAATATGATTTTGCTTCAGAGATAGGTGCACATACCAGTGCCCTGCTATCATACTATCCCAAAGGGGGATTTGTCGGATGGCACACTAACTATGACGCATCTGCCTACCAAGTCTTATTTACGTGGTCTACGGGTAAAGGGTTCTTCCGATACTTAGATAACGAGACTGGGAAACTTGTCACTCATCAAGATGTGGCAGGTTGGCAATGCCGACATTACTACTTCGGTAGTGAAGAAGAGAAAGAGCACCATTGTTGGCACAGTGCATATGCAGGGGATGATAGAATCACCTTGGCATATAAGTTCTGTGGTTATGGTATAAATGACCCTCGTGATCAACAAGCACGAGATTTAAGAGATTTATTAATTGAGGATATAGAAACATTATGATCACATTAACACCAGATGATAAGAAAAGGATTGGTAACGCAATCAAAGAAATGTCTGATTCCATGACACGCATGGACGCAGAGAAAGATTTAATCAAGGACATCGTACAGGTGACCTTCGAGAACCATGGAGTAGATAAGAAGCATCTACGTAAACTTGCAAGTATCTACCACAAGTCTAACATGGCAGAAGTACGTACCGAGAACGATGACATCGACACTTTGTATGAGGAGTTGTTCAATGGTTAAAGCACACGTACCTCCGTTTACTTCAGTAGATGATGCCACCCAGAAATTAGGTCAAGGTAGAATCCATATGCATTCCGAAGATCTCAAGAGAGTCAATGTTGTTGATGCTCCAGATTACAAATTCAATGAGAATAACCTCATTCGTGAGTTTGCTGATTATATAGATAATACATATGGGGGACACTATGGTCAAGGCGGTTTACAATCTTCTGAAGTCATTGTTGACCGTGGGCATGGTATGGGATTCTTCCTTGGCAATGTCGATAAGTACAACGGACGATATGGTAAGAAAGGTACTCCCGCAGACCATCGAAAAGATATAATGAAAATCATTCATTATGGATTCCTCGCACTATACGAGCATGACAGGATCCATGAGAACGATACTATTTAACGGTGACAGTTTTACATACGGTGATGAGTTGGATGGGTATGAAACAAATACCCATCACGCTCACACGTATGCATATAAATTATCTAACGAACTTAATTCTAAGTATATAAACCTCGCACAGAACGGTTGCTCTAATTCAAAGATCTACCGCACTACAACAGAATTCCTACAAGAAACCAATAAGAAGATCGACATGATTGTTATCATGTGGAGCAACTTTGGTCGTTTCGAATTATGTGAACCCTTCACACTACAATCAGATCTGGAGATTAACATTCACCGTGAATCTAATATGAACCAGATCATTGCTAATCATCGTTCTGACAGTTTTAGGTTTGACAACCGATCTGAGGAATGTCCTAAACGTATGAGAATACTCAAGGAGTATATCGATAACGTCTGGACTATGCACACCTCTATCGTACACACATTGATGTATATGAAAAACATACAATTCCTATGTGACCAGATGGGTATAGGTGTCATACAAAGTGTTATACATGGAGACATGTATCGTAATTTTCTGAGCACATTAAAGTCTAAAGACTATGAACAGTACAAGTCTGCTATTACAAAATCTATGTCTTACCTCAGAGATGAATGTCGTATAGGACTGGGAAGATATTCGGATATATATACTATGTCAGCAAATAAGAATAGTATTAAACCACGTGGTCATGCTTGTGAGGATTCTCACACGGAGTTTGCAAACCAATTAATTGATATAATCAAGGAACATAATGTTAGTTACTAACGGGTGTAGTTTTGTATGGGGAGATGAGTTGGATGGTTATGAAGACAATCAACACGAACATCTTGCATTCCCAAGCATACTTGCAGAACATCTCGAAATACCTTTTGTAAATATTGCAACATGTGGTGCATGTAATCAAAAGATCTTTAGAGATACTATAGATTATTTGAGTAGACACGATGATGTAACACATTTGGTTATCATATGGTCAGCATGGCAACGTCATGAAACGGCAGAGACTCACCCTACAGGTTATGAAGAGGAGATGAAGATTCAACGATGGCAGTGCATGACTCAGATATCTCCGAGTAGGTTGGAATATCTACATCCAGATCTGAGTAATGTACTTGACCCATACTATGATGTTGTCGAGTCTACTCGTGATGGTATCATTAGTACAATAACTTACATGGAAACACTGGGTCTTTTATGCGAAGCAAAAGGTATAAAGTTAATACAAGGTGTATTCCATGAACGCATGTGGGTAAACTACATAGATTGTTTTACCCCTCGAAATACCAGAAAGTTGAATTGGGGTGAGTATAATGATTGGGTAAAGAGGAAAATTGATTCTTTCCCAGATCATCATAGATTGGGTATGGGCAAATACACTGATCTATTTAAACTCGCAAGAACTAAGTATAAGGTAAAACCATTTGGGCACCCAGACGAAGAAACTCATGAAGAATACGCAGGACTATTACATCACATTTACAGGACAACTAAATTTTAATGAGCACGGCAAACTTGTTAGAGGCATTACAGAAAGGTAATGTACTTATAAAGTTTAAACATTGGTTAACAGAAGAACCATTAAATGTCAATGGTACTCTTGTTAGTAAAACAACAATTAAACAACAGCATGATAGTCACACTATTATTGTTTATGATACAGATAAAGAGATGTGGATGGACATTCGTGTGTCTACTATTACCGACTGGAAAGTTCAATAAAATAACATCTTCTAATACCCGATTGTATAAATAGATACGTAAACTATTACAACAGGGTATTTATGGAATATTTAGAATTAATAGGAGACGTTGGTTTCCCTATAGCATCTGCACTCGCAGGTGGATTCTTCGTGTTCCTTACTCTAAAGTTTATTCTCGCAGGTGTACTTGATGACATCAAGACACAACGTATGTTTGTGAAATCATTGCAGAATCGAATTGGTACTATGAATAATGAACTATTAAAGATAGACATTATGATATCCCATGCATTTAGTATTAGACCAGATATGAACAGAGTAGCAAGGTCTAAAGGGCAAGAGGATCACAGAAAGGATTAGAGAATGGAAACAATAGTAGAAGCAGTAGGAACCTATGGGTTTCCTATAATGGCGGCAATAGGGTTAGGATACTTCATATACTACATATGGATCTGGGTAACACAGGAAGTGAATCCAGTGATAGAAGAATCCCACATGACCTTAATTGACCTAATTGATAAAGTACGTATGTTGGATAACGATTTAATAAGACTAAATGTTAAATTAGATATGTTGCTACAACAACAGGATAAAGACAATGAAAAGATTAGTATTACTCACATTGATGATAGTGACTACTCAGACCCAAGCAACTGAGATAGTACATGGGTTTAAGAACCCGTCATTTAGTGGAATAGGAACTGGGGCACATTATTTAACAATTGAGAACCAAGAGCATTCAAGGAAGAAAGCAATTGCCGATGCTTTAGAGGCGGCACAGAAGGCGGCAGAACGTGAAGCAGATAACACCGTATTGGCAAAATTTATACGTAATCTGGAATCACGAATCTATGCTCAGTTATCTAAGCAATTGGTAGATAATATGTTTAGCAATGATAGTGCGGTAACGTTCGGGTCATTTACATTAGAAGGATCCGTTATAACCTATGAAGTAATTACGGGAGAAGACGGAACAGAATTTATTAAGATGACCATCATTGATAGTGATGGTACTGAAACAATAATTGAGATTCCAATCGGAACTGGTAACTTTGGTTCGGATGGAGATACAGGAGATGGTGGAGATGGCACGTAATTTGCTACTACTATCTGTACTGTTCATTTTTTTGACAGGTTGTGCATCCGTACCACAGTGGTCGGATCAACCTCAAGATTGTAATGATAATGCAGGAAAATATTCTGAAGGTTACCAACGGCATTTGCAGATGGGTCTTCAAAAAACGATGGCACGTAAATATATATGTGTGGATCTACCAGAAGTGGTTAAACTACCGGCGTATGTAGAACTTCTACAGGTGCCACCGGCGACCCTAAAACCAGTTGTTGCCGTATACGGGTTCAAAGATCTTACTGGACAAAGAAAGGCACGAGACGGTATTGCAGATTTTAGTACTGCTGTCACTCAAGGTGGAACTGAGATGCTGATCGATGCACTCAAGACTGCGGGACAAGGTACATGGTTCCGTGTAGTTGAGAGACAAGGTATAGACAATTTGGTCAGAGAACGCCAGATTGTGAGAAGTACCCGTAAAGAATATGCCGATGAGAAATCGCAGGGCATTGCCCCTCTGCTTTTTGCGGGGATGATTATCGAAGGTGGGATCATTGGTTATGACACCAATGTAGAAAGTGGTGGACGAGGTGCCAGAACATTGGGCATTGGATTCACCAGACAGTATCGCAAAGATATTGTCACCGTCTCTGTCCGAGCAGTCTCTGTGCTAACGGGAGAAGTTTTGTTAAACGTCCAGACGAAGAAGACAATTTTGTCTTATGGGTCTGGTGGGGATCTGTTTAGGTTTTATGAACAGGGAACCCAACTCGTGGAATACGAGGACGGAGTGGGTAATAATGAGTCAGTGACATATGCGGTACGTTCTGCTATTGAAGCAAGTGTACTGGAATTAATATACCAAGGTCACGATAGAGGACTTTGGAAAGTAGGGCAAGGACATCGTCACCCCCATCAAGCAGATGGGAAAAATGATGCACACCCTTTAGGAGAAAAAAATGAATAAGTATTTTATTGCTATGGCAGGATTAATGCTAACTTCGTTTGCGTGGGCAGCGGCAACTGATGATAACGAGATTAATATAGATCAGACTGGTAACACTCTGACTCTTTATATCGATCAAGTTGGTTACGGTAACAAGATTGGTTTAAACAATTTTGAAACCTCATCGGCGGCAACACCCATTACTGGTACTTCGTTGACCTTTAATATAGATCAACTTGGTAACGAAAACTTACTATATGGTACGCTAACAGCAAACAGTTCTACGTATAATTTATCGTGGACTGGTGATGCTAACGTTCTTGATTATTTGATTGGTGACACTGGATCTTCTGATTCAACAACTATGGATATCACTATGACTGGTGATTCTAACACAATCGATTTTGATCAAGGATCTGTTGCATCTTCTGAACGTTTAGATTTCGATCTATCTGTTCTTGGATCAACAAACGTATTTGATATAGACATTGAAACAGATGATGTTACTTGGAACTGGGATATTACTGGTGACAATAATGACATTAAATCTTTACAGAATGATGGGTTTTACCAAACGCAAACGGTTGAGTTTGACGGAGACAATGCAAACATCGACATTAATCAGTTAAGTGGTACATGTCCTACAGGTATTACTACTTGTAAGGGTATCATCACTTTAGATATTACGTCCGATAATGCTGTCATCCAGATTAATCAAAAAGATACTGCTAACGACAGTTAGCACTGTTCTACTAATTGGTTCGGTCAATGCCGAATCGATTGGTGGGGTAGTCGAATCTACGGGAGTAGGATCACTCGAACGAGAATCCAAGCAAATTGTGGAAGGTGCAGTTGGGACTGAAATCCAACTAAACGACACTGCACAAACTGCGAAGGGTAGGATGCTCATTAAGTTTCTTGATGATGCAGAACTATCTTTGATAGAACATACCAAAGTCTATATCGATAAGATCTATTACGACCCAGATCCGAGCAAGTCCAAGATGGTCATGAAGATGGCACTTGGGACTGCAAGATTTGCATCTGGTCGTTTGGGTATGGTAGACAAATCTAATATCGATATCAAAACACCCACCGCAACCATTGCGGTTCGGGGAACAGATTTCACAACTACAATCGATGAACTGGGAAGATCACTTGTGATTCTACTTCCAGATGAGTACGGTGCTCCGTCTGGAGAGATTGTAGTATCTAATGAGGCAGGATCTGTAACACTATCCCAAGCATATGCGGCGACTATGGTCTCCAGTATATCCACAATGCCAACTCAAACAGTAGTGATAGATAACATTACACCAAATATGATTGATAATATATTTATCGTCAATCCACCCGAAGAGGTAGCACAGGCAATAGAAGATCAACGTGTACGGGAAGCACGGTTCGACTATGGTAAACTGGATGCAGACTTTCTTGCATTCGATGAGTTAGATAAGGATTACGAAGATTATCTCGAAGAGGATGATTTCACCAGACTGGACTATGATGCTCTGGGTGGAGACTTCCTTGTAGACCTACTCGATATAATAGAAGAATTAGAAAGAACTATGGGTGATCTATCTGATCAACAAGCAAGTACGGGTATGGGTAAAGCAACATTAAAGGGTGCTACGTATGGACTAAATAATGACAGTCAATACAATATCTTTAATGAAGATGGTGGTCTTGTATTTTACAGGGACGTTAATGGTGTGATAAGTTTACGTTTCCTATCTGGTGGTGGTATCACAGTAGATACCGAAGTGGATGGGTACAAGGGGATCATTACTGCCGATGGTGGTGGTGATATAGTAGTTGTTATTAAACAGAGTAATTAATATGAAAGAAAATAAATTTTGGCAAGTGATGACAGTAGTAACCATTCTATCTATGGTAGCACTTAGTGCTATGGCAGATAATGAGATTCAAATCGATCAGTCTGGTACTAATTT